TATCTTCAGTCTTTTTAGATATTGGGAATTCAGATATAGGAAGTTTGTTTGTTGCTTTTACTGCCGGCTTACCATTATCATCAGCATAGATATCTAAGAACTCATATGCATATTCTTTGTCTTCAATTCTCCTTTGTTGAGCACCAAGAAGATGTGGTGGAAATATAGATGCTTTTCTATATGCAAATGCTTCTTCAATGTTTCTAGGTCTCTGTGATACTTCAAGCTGGTAATCTTCTGGAGTCATTTCCCTCTTACACTTATCAAAGTACTCATCAAGAGCTTTGAGTGCTTCTTCTACTTGGGAGTTACCATGATTATCTATAAAAGGAGGCATTGACCACTGCTCAGGAATAAACAGTCCTGTTCTTCCTATAGTACCTTCTGAATCTATTAGATTAGTATCTACTGCATATATCTGATTAACCTCTGGTTTAAGAACCATATTCTTTAATGGAACACACTGATCCAAGTCACCCACAGATCCTGCTGCTATAAACATACCTGTGGTAATCATACCTGATTTAAGTGCAGGTTTAATATACCCATATGTTTGATCCATCTTAGGTGCAATACCTGCTTCTTCATGAAAAAAGTACTTTACTGGTCCACCGACACCATTAGTAGGATCTTTTTCAAAAGACATACCTTGTATTACACCTTTGAGACCTACTTCTGTTTTACGGTTACCTTTTCTTACTTCAATCTTCTGCTGCCACATCATTACTTTGTCTGGTGACATTGGACGGTACCATGCAGTATGTTCATTTAAGAATGCGGCATATTCATTTAAGAATTTCCAAGAACCTTTCTCATTGATATAATCTTTGAGTGATGCACCCATCTTAAGAGTAACCCCTTCTTCAAACCATATCTGATTAATGAATTTACCCATGTGAAAATATGATGATGCTATCTGACGTTTCTTAAGAATAGCAGCATGCATATAGTATAGTTCTGCCAAGCATTCATATAGGGCCATATGATACTGTGCATCCCTGATTTTGGCAAAACCAAATGCTTGTATCTCTTTATCAAAGATTGGTAAGAAGTTTAACCACATATAGTAGTCTCTGGTAAGATACCATATTTCCTTACCTGACTTAACTAGTATACCTTGTCTACATTTCTTCTTTTGATCATCCCAATAAGCTATAAAATCTTTGGACTTAAAGGGTGCAGTACAGTAAACCTTTTCCTTAGCAAATATCTGAGCTTGCTCATTAAATACTTTGGATGTATCTGAGTTAAAGTTATATTGACCTGGTTCTTTAAAAATAGAAAACACAAAAGTTCTAAAGTCTTCTTTAGAATCAAAACTTGTAGTAGTCCAAGTACCGTTATCCCAGGTTGGTATGTCTATCCAAATATTATCCATTACATATCATATGCAAGACCCTGACCACCTCTTACTCTACTTTGTTGTTCTTCCTGTAGATCTTTATACACACCCTTGAAGGATTGTCTAATACTGTCAAAGTCTTTAGCAATTGCTCTAATCTGTGCTATATTACCATCTTTACCATCAGTGATTTGTGTAGTAGCAAGATATCTTGAGATTCTGTCTAGTGCTTTCTGCATGCCCTCATACGCACGTGAGGTAGGTGTTTCATACATTCTCTCACAGAACTTAAGTGCTGTTGATATATCATCATCTTCAGTAGAGAACTCTGCTTCTATTTCATCTAGTATAAGCTCCTCTTTGTCCATGTGTGGCACATTGAAAAAAGGATTCATATCTGGATTAGGACAAGTCATGTAGAAAAGGTACTGATATATTTTCAAATAATCATCAGGATAATTATCCATTATATCTTTTAGTGACTTTAGTGTATAACAATGTTCTGTAGGAATCACTTTACCGTTTTGAACATCAAATAGTCTTGCTATCATTTCTTAGTTATTTTGTCTCGGTTATCATGTAACCAGTTAATTATTGATATAACTTCATCTTTAAGATAAGGTACTTTAAGAGGTATAACTTCTTTTACAATAGGATCTCCTTCAATAGAGTACTTTGTAATAGGATAACCATACTCATCTTTACCTTCTTCTTCAAAGACTATGTGGTGTATGTATATATCTCCTGGTTTTAATTTAGGATTGTGCTTTAGTATAATATACATATAAATACTAAGCTGTAGAGAATAATGATTAAAGTTACAGTCATCTAAGTTATTTACCGGGTGTAACATCTTCTTAGATATACCTTCCCAGTCTTTGAAAGATTCTGTCTTTATCTCTTTGTTTGTTTTGTAATCTATGATATGTACTCTACCATTAACTACTTCAACTAAATCAGATTGACCGCATATACCTGCAGACTTAAGATATACCATATGTTCAGGATATATACCATCGGTAAGTCTTTGTGGGGGTGCAGTCTTAACATTATTCTCTTGTATAGGTGTATACACAGGAATAGGTACACCTTCCTTTTCTATTGATGATAAAGAACAAATATCAGATTCTCTTTGGTTATGATAAAAGGTACCCAGTGCAATAGCTCTATCTGATTCAGCTTGCCATAACTCAAGTATCTTATCTGGTGGTACACCATACCACTTAGATCTTTTAGACTTAGTTATTTTAGCCGCAATACCTTTTGCATCAAAAGGTTCTTTTAAGCTGGAAACAAGTGATGTAACACTTATCCAATTTATGTCTTCTGCATTATCAATGCTTTTATAGCTATGATCTGCAGCATTAAATACTATACTCATGCATTTTCAATTATAGAATCAGCTAGTGTAATTGATGCTTCATCATTTGACATTAGCATCTTTCTTATGTTTATAATCTCGTCTTGTGTAAACTTGCCTTCCATAGAAAGCATCTTTAGTCTTAATAGCTTGTTATCTAGTTCTAGTTTCTTTACTCTTTCTTCAAGTAATACTACCGGACTTTTATAAGTATTTTCAACAACACTTCTTTTCCACTTATCAGGATCTATTGATGTACTTGTTGATGTTATTGTTTGATGCTTATCTACTGGGTTACCCATCATACTACTCCAAGTTTCTAAAAACTTTTCAGGATCCCAATTCTCTGGTGTACTGTTTGAATACATATTAATTTAGATTATCAAGTTTCTCTTCTTCCTCCTCTGTCATTAGAGCTTTCCACTTACCTAGAGGACATTCAGTAGATAGAGCTCTTGTCTTAAATCCAAGTGAGCAACCGCATTCATTGCAACATGGAGCAGTACCTTTTACTACACACTTATTACCTTTACTGGGACATGCATCACAAACTTCTAGTCTTACTCTGGATACTGCTTCTACATACTCATCTCTGAGTAAAGCATTAGTTATCCCCTCCAGAATCTGTTTTCGGTTCTTCCAAATGTCCTTCAGTTTGTTTGCCATATCTTAAGTCTTTAAATTTTTTCTTAACCTCCATAAACTCTTTTATTTTTTCATTGATTGCGTAGAGTTTATCTAAACGTGCTTCAATAAGTTTTCTATTATGATAATTTGAAAATGTTGCATCTCCCATTCCAGATCTCATGGACTCATATTTCTTTATAGTCTTTGCTACACCTGTGTTGCGTATTAAAAAATGCCCAAGTCCAGGATTACTAAATTTGAGATCTTCAAGATTTGATAACTTCTTTCTTAGTGTCTTATAGTAGAATGTAATCACGTCATCTACCATACTTTGAGGAACATCAAGTTCTTCTGCTACTTGCTTAATTATTTCCTTGGGTTTCTTGGGTATCATATCCTAAGAATTTAAAATCAAGAAGTAAAGTTCCCTCAGTTTGTATTTTTAAATCTGGGTTGAGACTAATAAGTTTTTTATTCTTCTTGTCTTTAAGAACTAACTTATTTTTCTCAGCTTTATTAATACAGTTTCTTACTGTTTGTGGAGATTTAAAAATCCAAGATTCTTCTGAAGATGCATCATAACAAAAATCATTCAACCCAATAGGTTGATTAAAGCTAAGTAATGTTAGACAGTTTAAGTCAGATTCACTCACTGCTATACGATTAATATAACAGTGAGTTAGTATCTGAAACTTTACAGCATCCCATTTACTCATTTTTACACGTTTCTCTACTTGAGTAACAAGTGCCATGATTATGATTTCTTAAGTTTTCTTTTACTTGAATCTTCAGTTTGTTGCATTACAGTTCTAAACTCTTCACCAGTATTTTGATCTGGTTCATCATTTTCCTCTTCTTCAGGACCTGGTCCCTGCATCATCATTGCAAACTGCATTTGAATACTTGTTCTTTTGAATCTTACTTCATCTAGTTTCATAAGCATTTCTTCATACTTAAACTGTGCTTCTAGATAAGGTAGTGAGTCTGTGTAGAACTTAAGCATTTCCTCTTTTCTAGTTGCTAGTTCTTCTGGACTAAGATCCATTTCTTGTTGTTGGTTTTGCATACTACTGTATTTTAAGTTTATAACAAATATACAAATAAAGTTTAAACTTGAAATATTTAGAAACAAAAAACCCAGGTAGAGTATACCTGGGCTAATCAAGCTGTTGTGTTTGTTATCTATTTTTAATGCTAAAGTTTAATAGAGTCAACATATAGAACTCTCTAGATACATCTATATCAATAGATACAAAATCAATCCTTCCAATTCTAATTCTTATTTGGAACTTATCCCACTGCTTATTCTTTACTTTCCAGTTATTTCTAAGTTTCATAATCAAGCTTCATTAGTTGTTATTGTTCCTTTTGCTTCAAGGAATACCTTTCTCACATTTGCCGGTTGAGCTACTTTCCATTTTGTTCTACGTGCTTTAAACAATCTAGATTTAGCTATCCGTGCAACATTAACTGAATTGTTCTGGTTTCCACCTAGAACATGATAGTATTTAGGATCTTCTCCTACATATATACCTACATGACCTCCACCATCTCTTTTGAATGTAAGGATATCACCAAGCATAGGTTCATCTACTGCAGTTCCGTATTCTGCCCAAGACAAAGCACGGAGAGGAGCTTTAACAACCTCAAGACCTGATGCCTTTGCACAATAAGCAATATAAAGACCACACCAAGGAATCTCATCATTAGTGTACCAAGATACACCAACAACATCTGCCCAACGCATAATCTCAGGATTGTGTTCTTTTCCCACAATCTCTTTTACTCCAATATGCTTTACAGCTTCTACTAAAATCTTTGGAGCCTTCTCTGCTTTTAACCATTCATAACCCATAATGCTTCAATATGCTTCTTAGTAATATTAGTATTGCAAATATAAACCCGGCTAGTACTACCCAAGCCCAAGGTTGTCTATTTTCTACACGTGTAATAACTCTATCAGTTCTATTGTCTTGTCTGTTAGTCTTGATAAGAGCCCTGAGTTGTTTAGCTAGTGAATCATTCTGTAGCTTCATCATCTTCTCTAGATGCTTGTAGTAAGATTCTAATGCTATTCTTTCTTGACGTGACATTCCAGGAGCTATAGTATTATTTATAGTTTGGAAGCTGCTGTCTTTCTTGAGTATCTCCCTGTAAGTATTGGTTACTGTATCATACACAACTTCTTTTGTGTAATGATACTGCCATACTGTGTCAGGTTTAATTACTGCTCCCTTGCGTATTGCAATGTCAGTATGTTTTCTTGCTTTAGCTAAGTGATGCTCTACTGAGCAGGAATTAAGAAGAGCAATTAAGATAGTTACTCCCAGTGCCCAGGTTATTAATAGCAATATAAATTGTGGCCAGTTAAACTTCATGGTTGCATGTCATCCTTTACTTTCTTTATATTTCTTAGATTGTTATAAAGTTTAGCAATGAAAGAATAACCTTTTACTTTCTCAAAAGATTCATCCATTGACTTAACTTCAATAACAATCAGGCCTAAAGATACAAGTTTTGTTGATACAAAGTCAATATCTATAAAAAGCTTAGTAAGTTCATTTACTATATAGAAGTCAGCTACAAATAAAAGAAGTACAATTCCTACATATGATCTTATCTTTGGTACCAAACCTTTACGGCACTTTTTAGAATCACAAACTTCTCCTAGTGACTTTGCTTTCCATATACCAAAACAAGTATCTACAAGAGTAGCCAAACCTACTAAAAAAACCATAACATAGATGGGTGCAAAGAATACTATTATTGGTAAGATTAGTGAGCTGTATACTTTAATAAGAGTTGCTTTCATTTCTATTAATTATAAAAAATAAGTATATATACTTAATATACAAAAAAAAGCTGATTAATCTATTCTTTTATACTTTAAAATTGATCCTTTCCAAGTGCGAGAAATCCTACCTGCTGCTGCTGCTGCATTTGCGAAACGGTAGTTGAGAGTTGCATTTGCTGACGCTG